GTACCCAAGGCCGTGAGAAATAGTCCAAGTGCTAGCTGGGGAAGCTTGGGTAAACGCAAAAAATCCTCCAGAAGCTCCTGGAGCCCCAGGGGCTCCCGTGTCTCCTTTAACGCCTCCAGAAACTGTAACGCTGTTAGCACCTGGATAAACAACAGAAACTGTAGCACTAGACACAGTTGTTGAATTTGGATTAACTACAGTAACAGAAGTAGGACTAGACGCACTAATGTCGCTAGAACTATTAGCAGGGTTTGATATGGTAACTATCGTATCCGCTATGGGAGTAACAATTACGTCAGTCATTAGGTCACCGTAATTGAAAAGTTAGGTGTACTTGTAGACATGTATAAAGTTTCTCCACTAGCTACATAAGAACTTGTACAAGTAACTGCAAATACGTATGTTCCGCGCACTGTTGGTGTGCCACTCAAAATACCTGTAGAGCTATTTAAAGTTAAACCTGTAGGTAAAGAGCCACTACTTACAACGTAGACTGGGCTAGTCCCACTTGCTACAAATGTGTACGTGTAAGCTGTTCCAACAATTCCTGTTGTAGGAGGATTAGCTGCCGTAAACGTTGGACCTTGATAAGGCTGGTAAACAACAGGGGTTGGGTTATCTACAGTTACTTGACGTTGAGCAAAAACTAATCCACGAATATATGTTTGATTAAACGTTCCATCAACGCTAGAAACCCCTAAGTCCCAAAAAGATTTTAATAGTAAAGAATCAGTTTGGTCAGACGTCAAAGATAATCTAATCCTACCTGTAGCCATATTTATAACAGTAATAGTAGGAGTTGCAGCCACAAACGGAGAGCCTGGGTATGGGCGTATTTGAGCATTAATGTTGTACCCAGTTAAATCTATTGGGAAATCAAATTCGGCTGACCACGTATCACCTTGGGTAAGAACAATGTCATATACGCCTACAGTGCTTGGTAGAGGTGTTCGGCCTCTTAAGTTGTTTTCCATGTATACGCGCTCAGGCTTGCTGTAGTCATCAATTTCTTGCGGCATGTAAAGAGGAATAAGTTTATTAGTTGTACGAGAGATTCGGCGTAAAACACCTATCTCAATACGCCATAGACCAACGTTAAGGGCGGAGCATAACTCTCGGTATTGCTCTTTACGCGCTTGAATAATGTTAGATAGTTGCTGGAAGCGTTGTGCACGTGGAATCATCACACCATCTGGGGCAGTAATGTTGATGTCAAATGAAGCATCTGTTGCAAGAGCCCATAGAGCCTCTACAGTAGCCAATAAAGCCACTGGGTACTCTTCTACGGGTGGAATAGACGATATAGTTATATTGCTACCATAGCCGTCTGTACGGTTGTCTGTGTGCTGTTTAACGGCTGTATCAAGGAACGTAGTTAAGTCCGTAGTAGTAAAGTAACGGTAATGCGTTCCTGACACTACAATTGCAGCCCCATTTTTTGGAATTTGAGTAAATGTAACGGTGCCAGATACGGTATTAGTGTTAGAAACAGATACATTAACAGTGTTAGTACCAGTAACAGAAGAGACCATAGCAGTTGGTGCAATACCTGTACCAGTTGCTGACATACCTACAATAATGCCCGTTGTAGAGTTTACTGTGAAGCTTGTAGTTCCGTTTCCGCCACCAGAGCCAGTTTTAGTTGTTGAGGCTGCATTAAAGTGAATAACTCCAAGGGCCTCTTCAACAGTAAAGTTAGTAGGGTTAGCCTGAACCACACCGTTTACAGTAACCGCAAGATAGGTAGCGTCTACAGGCTTAACTTCTAAGTAAAAGTCTTTAACAGAGCCAGTTCCAGTTAAATTGGTAGTGAATTGTACTGGGCTATCGCCAAGCTCTAGTCTAACTCTAGAAAGCAAGTCTGAAAGAACTGCCACAATTACTCCTCGGTTACAGACACTCTATAAATAGTGCCCTATTGCAATGAAAAATACCGCCTAAAACAAGAAAGACGGGCCGAAGCCCGTCTCCCTTAAAGCGTATTAGATAACGCCTGCGAGGTAACCCTTTTCTTCAAGGTGACGCGCCAAGTCTTTAGTAACTTGGTACTTTTGTCCAGCCTTGAAAGAATAGAAATTTCCTGCGCCGAAAGTCATGTGTTCAATGTCTTCAACTACACGAATGGTAGTGACTTCGTCACCAGCATTTACAATAGTTGGTTCATCCACAATAACGGTAACGCGGTTAGGTTCTGTCGCGTCAATAACTTCTGTGTCTAGGTTAATTGCTTTTTGGGCAGTTGCCATAGCCATGTTAGCTGCGGCTTCTTGCTGTTGTTCAGCAAATTCAGCCTGCTGCTTTTCGCGCTGACGACCTGTGGCGTCTGTGGGCTTTGCTTTTGATGTTGCCATGATTGTTTTCTCCAATGTTATATCTGTTAAAAGGGGTGAGAGGGGCCCGAAGGCCCCTCTCGGGGTTCTTAATTAGTTGGTTTCTGCAATTACGATTGCCTGGTCTGTAATTAGACCAAGACCGAAGATTGAGTACCAAGCTAGAGCGTGCTCACGACCGAAGTCAAGAATACCACCATCGCGCAGTTCAACTGGCAATGAGATAGCGTGACCAAAGGCGTTGTCACCAATGAAGATAGCTGAGTAGCGGTCTGCAGAACCATTACCTGTGAAGGTGTTTGGTGTTGTGTAACCACCACCAGCTGCAACCACTGGGTTTGCAACTGCTGTATCAGCGGTGTAGGAAGTGCCAGCTCCACCTGGAACCTTGAGAACCTGTGTGGTTTCAATGAACACGGTGTCGAACAAACGGCCAATTTCACCTAGCATGAAGTTACCAGGTGCGGCGTACTTCGATACTTCAATGAATTCAGGATTGTCGCGGAGCTTGCGGCTCTGGTGTGGGTGAACGAAAGCAACGTATGTTTCGCCCAACCGTGGGATGTTCTTGGTTGCAAGTGTTTCCACTGCGTCCTTGACAGTCTTGGTGGAAAGGTTGAAGTTACCAGTCATGCTTGCGCGGCTAGTACCCTTCGTTCCGTCTGCGTACCAGTTGTTAACAGCTGATAGGTTAGAGCGGTCTTCACCGTAGATTACCGATGTGGCACCGTAAAGGGTGTCTCGGGAAATCTGGTCAAGGTAGATTGCCATGTTGCGACCTAGAAGACGTGAGGCAGAAGCCATAACATCATCGAAGGAAGCGTTTAGCAATAGTTCAGATACAGCAAGTGCGTAACCATGTTCGGAAACAGTGATTGAGAACTGCTGTGCTGTTAGTGCGTTTGTTGTCATGCGGACACCTTCAACCAATGGCTGTGCAAAGCCAAGGTTGTTGTATCGCATGAAGTTAATCTGAAGACCTGGTGCAACACCAAGTTCTGTCTTCTTCACAGCAAACTGCTCGAAACGCAAGATTGGCATAGCCTGGAAAAGAATTTCCTTTGACCAAATCTGTTGAATCGCTTGAGTTAGCTGCGAGTTTGTGCCTGAATAGGCGGTTGGGGATGCGGCAAGATTGCCTGTTCCCGTTAATGCGCTAGCCACGTATGACTCCTTGTTAGTTTTTGATGGGGGGGATTAGAGATTAACCGAGCATACCCTTGGACTGACCCTGAGCTTGTGGGCTCAAGAGGGCCGACCTAAATTTCGCGTAATCGTTTAACGACATAGCCGAAATGTCTTCAGCCGTGAACTGTCTTGTGCCCGTTTCGATGTCCAGTGGTCCAGCATTCGGGGGCGTAGTAACTCTCGTCCCTGTCATGTCTCTGCGAGCAGCTTGCGTTGCTTGCTGTACACTTTCTAGGATACGGGAAGAGCGGTCTTTTAGTCCCTGGATACTTGCTTCGATTTCTTCTGGTGAGTCACCAGTAATCATGTCTACTAGTTCAGGAATGATTGCATCAGATTCCTGCTGTAAACGAGAATTACGGTAATTCGTAACTTCGGTAAATGCCTTTTCGCGTTCCAGAAGAGCAAAGGCACGTTCCCGCTCTTGGCGTTCACGTTCCAACTGCTCCGACCATTCTTGTTCTTTAACCTTTAGAAGGTCACGAACTTCAAGCTCATCTTCTTGCTTACGCTTAGTTACTTCAGCCTGCTCAGCATCAAATGCTGCCTTGCGTGCTAACTCTTCTTCGCGCTCGCGTTTGATAACGTCAAGTTCTTCCTTGAGCTTATCAATCTGAGGATATAGCTTTTCTTTTTCCTGGCTACGAACCTTTGCCAAATCTTCATCTGTGTAGAATTTTTGGGTTGGTTCATTTGAAGTAGCAGTTGGTGCGTCAGCGCCCAGTTCTGCTGCTACTGGAGGGGTGATATTTGCTTCTGCATTAAATGCATTAACATCGGCTTCTACTGCCATTTTATGTCCTTAGTTTTCTAGGGGTCGTTTTCCGAATGGGAGTAATCCCGTACCACATCTGACCAAACAATTGTTTCTATACTTATTTTTGTACGAATATAAGAATTTGTCTTACTAAACCCTTAGTATTCGTCTGACGGTGTCCTTCTGTTAGGAAGGGTTGTACCGTAAGCTCTTGTTACCAAGTCAACACGTAATTGCTGTTCAGCTTGTTCTGTAGCAATTGTTGCTTGGTCAATAATTGGTGGAGGCATCATAGGCATACCTTCACCTTCCGCACCTGGCGGTGGGCCACCTGGTTGTCCAGGGCCCATAGGAACAGGTTGACCACCAAGGCCACCTGACAACATACCTGTCAAGTTAGCAATAACGTTTTCAATCTGGGTTTGTACCAGTTTTACAGCGCCATCAGCCTTAGCATCAGCCATAAGTTCAGAACGAATTTCTTCAAGTTTTTCGTATGGAAATTCTTCACCAAGAGCACGAAGAGCTCCAGCTTTTGATTCCAAGCCAAGAGAAAGCTTTGATTGAATTTCGTTAAGTACAATCAGTTTATCTAATGGAAGTGGCGGAAGAAAGTGAACAGAGTTTTGAACGGCAAGTGGGTCGTTAATGTCTAAGGCTTGAGCCTCACCCTGCTCTAAACTACCTTCAGTTAACGGGTTCCACATCATGGTTTCTGGTTCCTTGAGGGCAAGGTTCAGAATAATAAGTTCGTTGATGCGCTGGATTCCACGTCCGTATTGAGTGGTTTTTTGGTTCCACTTGTTCATTAAAGGCTGGAATTGAATAGAAAGAGCAACGCCAGAAGTATTAGAAATAGGCTGTGACATACCTAAAGCAGTCTCTGGAACACCAACCATTTCATGCATGGTCTTCTTCATAAGGGCCAAGAACTCCATAGCTCCCTTTAAACCCTGTGCGCCACCTTCAAGGTTTTCTACACGAGCGTCTTTAGGAAGACCGCCCCATACCTTGTTAGCGCCTTTTTCTAACTGTGAAGCTTTTGCACCGATGATGACAGTAACAGGAGCAGCGTGATAGTTGACGATGTCAGCAATATCAGTCGAAACTTCGTTATACGTGCGGTTGATTGGGATAATATCGTGGCAATCAGAAAGACCCCAAGGAGACCCAGAAACTCTAACATTAGGGATATGAATAACAGGGATGGTTCCGAGGGGGTTTGGGCGAGAGTCAATAAGCTCATCATTGATATATTCCTCAATCACGTCATCTGTAAGGATTTCAGTGTATGTAAAAACCTGCCGAGTTCCTTCAAGCGAGGTGCCCCAGAATCGGTACTTTAGCTTGAAACGGATAAGCCGTTCGCGGTCGTGCGGATGGAACTCGGGGAAACAAAACGATGCGTTAAGTGGCAAGATGCGAACTTTACCTGGATGGCTACGGCCAACTGAATCTACATAAGCTTCTTCGTAAGCAACCTTAACAAAACAGTCGCCTGAAACACCGCCTTGCTGTCCCATTTCCCAAAGTACGGTTTGTTTATCGTTGTCTACTGCCCAAGCTCGCTCTAATAAATCAGGTACGATACCTTCATTTTGCTTAGGTGCTCGGAAATGCACACCTTTACTGAAAGAGAAGTTAATAATGTAATCTGTGAACGCACGGTAATAATTCATAACCATCTGGGTTTCCCCAGCCTGGCGGCGGTACGAGGCGTGGTGACCTAGGTACATAGCCCAGTTTAATGAATAACGGTTTAGACGAGGACCGTGGACCTCAAACTCTTCATCTGCAAGTTCTACAAGACCGAGAGGGGAAATTGAAATAGTAAGGTCAGATGACGCCGCCCTATAACTGGGGGGCGAAAAGTCCATACTCATTTTAGAACCTCTCTGGTGGTTGTGTTAATAATAGCATAGGTTAGTTATTAACCGCGATAACGTTCGCCGCTAATGCTACCTAGACCCACAGGTTTAGTAACTTTTTGTTTTTGTGCAGCAATTCGTTTGTCAATGCTTTCTTGCACATAATCACGAAATCTTGGGTCTATGTCTTTTGTGGAAGTAACAAATTTTCCACCTACCTGCGCATAATGAGAATGAACCCAGTGAGCGGCAGCGGGAGAAGGATAGGTGCGGAACTTAGACTTAGCCTGTGCAACATACATGTTCCATAGCTTTGGGTTAGCAGGCAACTGCTTTGGTCCTTCTTGGACCGACTTACCTTGAATAAGTGCCATAAGAAATCCTAAGTGCCCCTCCGCCTTGTGGGCAGAGGGGCTTTTTCCCAGGTAGCGGGATTAGTCCTGAACGACAGATGGGTTCAGGCGGAACTGATGTCCACCGTCACGGAAGACCTCTTCAAAGTGATTGTCGCCATGGTCAGCAAATGCTTCCGATGCAAAATCATTAAGAACAGTAGGTGCTTCTACCCAAGCAGCAGAACCAACGTGAGCACGCTGGCGCATTGTCTCTTCAGGTAACTTTTCAAACACGTTCTGATTATGGTTTGGACGTCCAGGTGCTGGCAAGTATCCCTGCATAGCGCCCTTGGTGAATTCCATAGGAACATCTGTGTCTGTTGCAAGACCTTCTTCAAAGCGAAGTGGGCCGCGCTGGCCAGGCAGAGCTGGACTCATTGTACGGTCGTACGTAGTGCCAGGGCTCTCAGGAAACTGAGGTGCTGGCGCAATAATTTCTGACATGGAGAATCTCCTTATAGTAAGGTTGAGGTACCTCACTTAAAATTGTGCCTTTAATTGAGGTATTTGTCCTAGTAAACTATCTATAGAACGGGCTTGATGACATTTCTGCTTCTGGCATTGTCATGTCTAAAGTAAGCACACACGCAATAGATAAAGAGTCAGCAAAGTCGTCATGGGCATGCGCCTCATCGGGAGCTTTAGCTAAGAAGTTTGGCCCTTGGAACTTAGTCTCAAGGTCAGTCATTTGTTGGTAAAAACGCTTCCAAGTACGTA